CATTTTAATATTTACATCTTTTTAAAAAAGATACAAAATAGGTTTAAACGCTTTAAATCAGCGTTTTACGTTTTTTTAATGTTTATTTTTTGTGAAATATTGTAATTAAATAAGGCTATTTTTAATAAATATAAATTATAAAAATCTTTAAAATTTAGTTGTTTTTTTACACAATTTTAATTGTGTTTTATTGTATTTTTTTGTATATTTACATAGTTAAATAATTCAATATGAACGCATTAGACACAAAGGCGAACGGAGTGAAGACAGTAATTCCTGCCACAGACAAAAAGGCGAACTCTAAAGAAGAAACGCAAAAAAATGTAGTAAAAGCAATCAATTTAGAAACGACTGCCGAAAAGAGAATTAAAAACGCTGAACATTTTCAGAAAATTTGTGAAAAACACACTTTTTTAAAACAAAAAGCCGATGAATTAAACGCCTATAATATAGGAAGAGACGGACTGAAAGAAAAAATCACCATTGAAAACACAGACGGAATGGAGTTTGAAATTTCTAACTCTGTTATTATTGGCAAAATTCTAACATTGTGCGCAAATGAGTTAAACGATTTAGTTGAAAAATCAGAAAAGGAAGTTTTAAATTTTACAGTATAACCAAAAATAAAATAGCGGAGTTCTCGACCGCTCCGCTATTTGTTAAATAATTCTATCGCTTATGACGCTAATAGACAGCAAAGATATAAATCTTTCAGAAAAAGTAAAAGAAATTTTATTCAGAAAAGGGTATTCTCACATTTTTAATTGGAGAGATTACGAAGAATTTAAGCATTCAACAAAAGACGCCATTTTTCAAGCGGAAGCCATCGCTAACTTATTTATAGAATGGAACTCTCACGAAGTTTCAGATTTCGCAGATTATGAATTTTAAAAATGCTTTACTGATGATTTCTATAAAAAAATATAACGGTACACCGCAGGAAATTAAAAACGGACAATTCCGTTTTTTTATTCAATCACATGGATTTAACGCAGGGAGACCGCTCCGAAGTCCAAAAACTAACTGCTGGGAATTTATTTCCGAACGTGAAGCAGATTTCGAGATACTTTACATCATTTTTGAAAGCAAGATTTTACAATCTTTTATTCGTGGTTCTGTCATTCCTTTCATTGCTTTAATTGATTATAAAAATATTATCACTCCCATTCTAAAAAAAGCAATCCACGAAAACAGGATAATAAATGAACATTATTTGCAACTCCGAAAAATAGAGCAGCAAACCGCCAACCAGGAGAAAATAATAAAACTACTCCAGGAAATGAAAATCACAGTTTCAAGACAAGCCTATAAAAATATAACCGCCAAATAAGGCGGTTTTTCTATTTGTAAACGTTTGTAAACGGATAATGACCTCAAAAAAAAATTTCCGGCTCCGCCGTTACACTATGGAGCCGGCTTTGGAAGTTTTTCTTTATAATCTTCGCTTCCTGCGAACACTGTTTTTACATACGTACAAATTAAATTCAATAAAAATATGTTGATAATCTGCGAGTTTTCAACATGAAATTTTAATGCATCTTAGGAGAATAAGGATTATTAGAACCTACCGTTTCTTTGCATAATCTTATGTAATTTTTTCTGCAAATGTAATATTTGAAAGCATCACTCATATTGGTCGAGAACATTGGCAATCTAGAAATAGGTAGTTTTTCGGATGATTTATTTTTGTGCAAGGTTTTATTTCCGTCTTTATCCGTTTTTAAAATTTGCTGTGTTAACTGCAATGAAGATTTTAATTGCATACATTGTTCAGAATCAATTAAAATTTTTGGCAATCTAGGATTTGTTTCACCAAAAATCTGATTGGCCACCATAAATTCTGTAGATTGAGCAATGGTTCCTTGTCCTTCAGACATTAGATTTACTCTCCAATTTTGCTTCACTCCGTCTATTTCCATTGCTTCCACTGCATTTTTAAAACTTGTAGCAAAATCTCTACCTATCTGCTTCCAAGAGTTCCCAGAACGATCATAGTATAAATCTAAAACTTTATACTGATGATGTTGAAAAAACTTGCAAAATTTATAAGCTAAATCCGTTTCATTATTTGGCGGAAGTGTATAAATATTTTTTAAAATCCTCTGATATTTACCTTGAGGCTGTCCTATGATTAAAGACATCATAAGACCAATATCAAAACCTGCCTCTAGTTTTTTATTATGCTCTATGTAGCGCAATGCTCTAGAAGTTATATCTACGGTTTCTCCAAAATTATAATTATCAAAAAAATCTATAATTTTTCCTTCATCATAAAAATGATGGTCTGCTAATTTTGGATAAAATTTCTCTCCCTGTGCAATTTCTTGCTTCATGGTGAGAATAGAAGATTTAAAAACTTCTTCTCCCAAAGATTCTAACTGCGCTTCGAACCATCTTAATTCTAAATTATCAATATTAGTAAATGATGAAACCGTATGAAATAGTGTAGAATCATATCTTACTTTTAATAATCTTTGATTCCAACGGTATAGACTGCGTTTTTGCTTTTCAAATTCGTTTTTATCTTTATTTTGATGAGCTTTTAGTAAATTTAATTTTATTTCATTGACAATTAATGAAGTACGGAGAATTAATTCTATCCTTTCTGGGTCCATATTTTCTTCCTGGTCGAGAATCCAGTCATATTCATTTACTGCCAAAATATTAGGCATATCGGTAGTAAATGTTTTCCCAAGATAATATGATGAACCACCATAAGTTAATCTCTCTCCTCTATTTGCAGGAAGTAGTTTATCTAATTTTTGTTTGGCGATATATTTTACTTCATCGCCAAAAACATGCTGATAAGAATCTCCCGCTGCGGAAGAAACCACATCCGTACTTACCAATTTGAAAAAACAGCCATTTTGCATACTGATGGTATGCTTGTAGCTTAAAGGTTTTTTATATGGTTTTTTGAAATGTTTTGGCGGTTCTTGATTGGTTACGTAGTCTTTGCCTTCTTCTAGTCCTAAATCGTTCCAGCCTTTTATCATAGATGGAACTGTATTCGATAATAAGTTGGCGTAAGTATCTCCTACAAATGCAAAATAAGCACCAGGAAGAGCTTTTACAATTCTTAAAGCTCTATCTGCAATGATATTGGTAGTTTTTCCCGTAGCTCTACCACCTACTACATATAAATTTGTAGGGTCTATGAGTTGATAGAAAACAGCGGCAGAAGTAGAATAAACGATTTCTGCTTTGCCACCAAATTCACCATTTGCATCTTCGAAAATTCTTCTACCCATCTTTTCTAGGATTATCTCCGTAAATTAATTTTAAAGGAATTCCGTCAACTTCAGCGTTAGCAACTTCTTTCATTTTTTCTGAAATAGGAAGTTTATCTATAAATTGAGCAACAAGTCTTCTGTCTTGTTTTTCTAATCCGAAAGTTTCTATATTAGAAGTAACAACTTGTATTTGTCTGATGAAATTTTCATTTTCGGTATCTTCTTTTTCCACATTCCAACCGAGGAATTTTCCTAATTCTAGCAAAATCCAGAAAGCATCTTTCACATCTCTGCTGGTTTTGGCTATTTTCATGGCCAAAACAAAAGATTTCATTCCGTTATCTGCTAAAATCCCTTTGTTTACTGCGTTATCTTGGTTATTTTCCGCATAAAAATATTTTAATGAATCTTTTACCAGTTGTGTAGCTTTTGGTCGTTTAAAACCATACACTAGCATTAAATGATTGATGATGGCTTGATTGTTAGGATAATCAAACTGTCTTTTGTGTAAACGCCAAATAATATCTAAAATCTGTAAATATTCTGCCAATTCTGGCGGAATATTCTCAGGATTGCCCACTTCTAGAAATTCTATAAGGTGTTCTAGCTCAATTTCATCAAAATTTGAAGTAAATTGAAGCTGATTTTCTGGTATTATTCTTCGCTTTTTACTCATTTTCTAGGTATTGAAAATTTCATTTTTAAGGTTTTCTAACTTCTGCTCTTCCCAAATTTTATCCATTCTTTGAGCTGCAGTTATATTTCCTTTCTTTGCATTTTCTAAATTCGCAGAATCTACATCTGCTTTTGCTTTTAGCAAACCTTTTTGATATGCTTGATGAAAATGCGAGTGTGGATTTTTATAATCAAACATTAATTTTTGATAGTCCTCTTCCAGAAGAATGGCAATTTTCTGAATGGTATATCCTATTCCTGCAAAAAGTTCTACTTCTTGCTTTTCTTCTTCCGTAAGCGGAACCTGCATCGGAACCAATGGAATGATATTGTTTTCTTCCATCTCTAATTTATTTTAAAAACAACTTTACACTCTTCAAAAAGAGATTTTCTCAGTTTAAAAACATCTTCAGAATTTACAAATGTGTATTGTTCATAACAAGCATTTTCGCTCCAGTTCCCAGAACCTTCTATGCAATAAAAACCTTGTTCTGTTTTACAAAGCGTTATTTTAGAATGATTCCAAGTGTAGATGATAGAAACACCGCAAGTTTGCGCCCAAGCATTAAGCGAATCACAAACACGCGGATTGCGTTTCTGCATAGAATCGGAAATCAACAAATTTATTTTCCCTATTCTCCCGAGTTTTTTCATTTCTTGTAAAGCTTCCAAAACACCCATATTTACGCTATAAGTAGAAGCATAAACTTCTTCTATAAATTGTAGTCTTGCAATATATTCTACAAATGTAAATGCGTTGAAAGCCTGCATGGTTTGCAAGAAAATACACTCTCCATCTTGAGGCAACCGCAGTAAATCAGTTGAGAGTTTTCCTATTTTAGCAGTTTGAATATTGAGTAATTTAGAAGTAAAGGCGGAATAATTTTCCGCCTCTTTACTTTCAGATTTTACGCCAATTTCTTTGAAAGAAAATAGAGACATAAATTTTATTTTTTGAATTTAGTATCTAGCAACTCAGTTGCTTTCTTTTCTCTGTAAGACCAATTTTCAAAACGAGCTTTTTCATTGTCGTTTTTTGGGTTTTTCACTTTGTTCTTGTTCTTTTGAGCATCAAGTCTATGTTTTACCAAATCAGCTTCCGACATCTCATCAAGTTCTTGATCAATTTTCAAAAATTTCAATTGTGGAACTTTACCGAGAACTTTGCCTTTCTCTTTGTAGAAATCTAATTCTTTTTTGATATCTGCATTTAATTGAAATTTATCAATTGCTTCTTTGCATAAAACAGCCAAAGGATCTGGCTCTCCATTTTCAGAAATAGTATTGCCTGAATTCTCAACCATTTTTGCTAATTTTTCGTGTTTTTCTGCAAAATCATACCAAGCAGTGATTTTATCAGTCACTAAAGCTTTCAGTTCTTGAGGAGTAGATTCTTCACGAAGGAAAGGATATTCTTCTCTCAATTTTAAACCAGCAGTTGCATCTTCATTTTCCTTTAATGCTTCTAGGAATTTTGTTTCTGCTTCTGATAAGGTATTTTCTTTTCGTTCTGATATTGGAACATCAGCTTTAGCAACATCTTGCTGCTCATTTTGTTGGAGTGTTTTTTCATAATCTTCTACATTGAATTTGTAAAGGTCTAAATCTTTGATTTCGTAGGCTTTTTTTACTTCTGCGACTAAGACATCCATTCTAGCGTCAGAATAGCCTAGATTAAACATTCTGAGCTGTAGAGAGTTTTTCTTTTGAGAAAGAAAATCTACTAGCTTATTGTATTTCTCGATTTTGCCGAGATTACTGTCTTTAAGACAGTGCATAACTTTATTTTTCATAAGTATAATTTTTGTAAATGTAAATTTTGCGAATGATGGTATAGAGAATTAGAGCAATGACATAGAACTTATTCTCCAAAAATGAAATGCTAAAGAATTGGCTTAATATTAAAACCGAAAATTTGATAAGAAACACAATTACGGCCAATAAATCTAGCAGGGCAAAAAAGCCTGATTTATGATAAAAAATTTCTTCTTTCCTGTACTTATTTTGTTGCTCTAAAATCCCTATTTCTAAAAAGAATACTACAGCAAATAAACCCAAAAGAATTTCTGGGTTTACCGCCATAGATTGATAAACTATAATAAAAATGAAAGCAATGAATTGTAGTAAGAAAAATATTTTATGAGCTTTTCTCATTTCTTTTTTTTGCTAATTTAAATAAGGCGAACGCAAAATCTGTGACGCAAAAAAAACCACTCCGAAGAGTGGTCAAAAAAAAACTATAATTTAAATGAAAAGATGGTTTAGTGAATATTTGGCAATTCTACTTTATAGAATTTTTTTTCATCATAAGGAGCTGATGCGTATCTGTCATCATCTACCAGAATCATCAGTTCACCTCTTTTTATCCAAAGAGATTCTGCGTCTACCATTTCTCCTTCGAATGATGTGATGTCTATTTTATTACGGTAATGTTGCATTTTGATTTTAGTTTTTCTGTGATTTCCTGCTGCAGAGCTTCTAAACCTTCCAGGTTATCTTCTGCAATCAATTTCATCAATCTAAAAGATGCACGGATTTTAAGATATTCCGATAAATCTTCCATGGAAATTTTGTGGGAAACTTTTTCTAAAAATTGGTCTAATTTTTGGAAACTCCCGAATTCCATTACCAGAAGTGTAATTACTTCTGCAAATCCTCCTTCAATGTCTGTTACTGCATGTCCACTTTTTTCGTGGGTCAATTCATTGTAATTCATAATGTATTAGTTAAGTGAATTGGCAAAATACGAAGTATTATACTTAACATTGAAGTTTCTGATGGCGTTTTCTTGAGCTTTACACTTGGTTTCGCCGAAAGCGTGTGTTTTTCTACCTTCATAATCTGAAACGGTAGCTAAGTGAGCAGAATAGAATTTTTCAAAAGCAACTACTAGAGCTTTGTTGCTTTTAGGCGCGGTAGCCTGTGTCTCTTGTTTTCGCATATATATTTAAATTTAAGTTAAATCTTAAAAATAAAAATACTCCGGTAGGAGCTGCGAATCTTAGAGATAAGATTTGAGAGCATTACTGCATCTCTACTCCCCGGAGCGTTTCTGCTTTAAAACAAAAAACGCCTTCCAATTATTATAAATTAAGAGGCTGTTATAATTTTTCTTTTCTAAAAAAAATATCCTCTCTAAGATTCGCATGACAAATGTCGTGATACTTTTTTTAATACACAAGAAAAACCCCAAGAAATTTTCTTGGGGTTATTTTATTCATTTGCTATTAAATTTAAAATATTTCCTTCATAATCTACTTTTGCTATTGCTGTTTGCGTTCTGATAGCTCCAAAACCATTTTCGCCTCTATATTTCATTATTACAGTTAAACCATCTCCATCATCTCTGAATTTAGTTTCAACGTGTTCAAAACTATCAGGATTTTGTAAATTTTCTTTTATATAATCTTTAAAAGATGGAAGAGAACCATCCCAGGCACTAAATAAATTTTCTATATCTGCTTTGCTTTTTGGTTTATTTGTTTCAGCAATAATACTGTCAATTTCCTGTTGAGACATATTTACTACTGATTGTTCTACTTTTTCTTCTTTATCTGGTTGAGAGTTTATATAAACAATACCGACTATAATAAAAATTAAAATTAAAATTGATGCGAATTGATGATATGGAGCTTCTTTGTCCATTTTTTCTTGAGGAGATAACTCTAAGTTTTTATTTTTAAAATAGTTATTTATTAAAAAGAAAATCAATCCTAAAAGGAAAATTGAAAATAAAATAAAAATAAATGTAATCATAATTAAAAAGAATAATAGATTGAACCAAAGATATTATGTAAAGAATTATACCCTAATCTGAAACCTAGAGAATTATGTAATTCTTTTTTTAATGAATAATCTATAAAAGCTTCTGCTGTTATAGTTGATTTTTTATCTGCATAAAAATATGTACCGTATTCATCTTTAATACTATCAAAGTCATAAACAACATTTTCTACTGTTATTTTTTGTTTTATTCCATACCCTAAACCTGCTCCAAAAGAAAAATTAGAATCTTTAAAATTATAGATAGTACCTAAAGTTATACCAAAAGCAGGCTTATCTTCTGTACTTATAGATAAAGTTTTTTCGGTTGCAATATCAGAATAATCAATTCCAGAAAAATAATCATATTCTGTATTTAAACCTCTTGCAGCAATATAAAAACCAAAAGAGTTTTGTTTTTTTTGTCCTAACTCAAAGTTAAAACCTCCATTTTTTGCCCCACCAAATCCTATAAAATAAGCAGGAGAAGATCCTTGAGCAAAAGCAAAAACAGTAAATCCAATAAGAAAAAGAGAAAATAGTTTTTTCATAGTTAAAAATTTTTACCAAATATAAAAATTTACTGTGATACTTTAAAATAAAAACCCCAAGAAATTCTCGGGGTTAATTGTAAGATTAAAAAAGTACCTTATACAAAGTGTACTGCTTTTAGGTCGTCTGCTAAATTATGCAAACCTTTTTGTATTTGCAATGCTTTTTTATCAGAAATAGGTACTATTCCTTTGCTCCATTTTCTCATTTGGCTTTCATTTATCCCTATAAAACGTGCAAAAGCAGTTTTATTGATCATATAGAAATATTCAAAAAATTGCTCTACGTCTATATAAAAATCTAATTTTGCATTTTGCAAACGTTCTGCATCTTCCCATTGCTGTTTTTCTTGGTAATACTCTACAGACATTTCTACCACTTCTAAGAAATTTTCTTTTATTTCTTCAAAAGTTTTACCAGCTGTAGTCATCGCAATTCCTTGTTCATCTGGTGCATAAGCACTATAGCCAGTATTAGTTTTTTCAATAATTACTTTAATTCTAGGTGTCATAAGCTTTAATTTATTTTTTTTTTAAAACAACAGGCTATTTAAGGCCTGCTGTTTTTAGAATTTTGTTACAAGTTCCGTTGGCTATTTCAGAAGACTGGTGTCTTTCTAGAGAAATTTGCTCTGGTTTTGTAGGGTGCCGGTATATATCGTGCTTTTTTCCGTGCCTGTGGATATACCAACCATCTTTTACTAGGATTTTCCTAAGTTCTGATACTTTCATTTGAATGACCTTTTAATCTTACCCTACAAAGATAAGGAACATTTTTGTTACTTGAAAGTATTTTGTAACATTTTTGTTACTTTTTTTTCAATATATAAAAACCCCGATAAATTTTCGGGGTTATTTTTTAATATAATTTTCAAAAATTTTGTGTAAGTCCATAATTCCCACCTTTATTTTGGCAGCCATTTTATCCGTGAGTTTCACTTCGCCTTTTAGCACTCTAGTAAGATGCGGATAATCTATACTATTTTCTTTTGCAAATTTCTTAATGTCTAAATAAGAAAATATTGATTGTAATTCTTGTAGTTTCATACTACAAAGATACAAAAAAACACAATTAAAATTGTATATTTTCAATATTATTTCTTATTTCTTCTTTCACCTGTTCTGTAAGACCATACGTTAATTCTGCTTGAATTCCTGCAAATTGTCCCATGATAATGCGATTGTGTATTTCGTGGTTTTTCTTTGGCTTACGTTTTCCGCCTACTTTGCGCACCTTCATATCTACAAATCTGTGAACAGGTAAATGAGAATACACCAAAGAAACATCACTCGTAGTGAAATTTTTGTCTTTCCAAAAATCAGAAGAAAAACCCGCCATTCCTTTATTAATGTCTGCATCTATTTCTTGCGCACGCTTTTTAAGAACCCTTTGCACAAAGGCTCTAAAAATTGGTAGTTCGTCATTTTTTCTGTCATTTAGTAAATCCATGATTTTTGGTCTATTTGAATTTCCCAACCGTTATGCTGCGCTTTATAACGAGTTGGTTTTATCAGTACAGAATTGAAATTAAATTCTTGGAATATTTTGCAACCGTTTGCGTCTTCAGAAGCTACTAATTTTTTAAAAAAATCTAAAGTTATCGGTTGAGAATCTTTAAAAATTTGCAGAAAATCTTTTGATGATTTTATTTTTTTATAGTCAGTTTTCTTCAAAACAAAAAACTGTAGAAAAGAGATAAACCCAAAATTATCTATTTCGCCAAAACCTTGCGCTGATGGAACTAAGCAAAGCAATAGATGTTTATCTCCTTTGTAAGCATCTGCTTTTTCGGTAAGTTGGTCATCATCTATTACGTACTGAACTTCTTGTTCTAGTTCTGGTATCGTTGCTACGATAGCATCTACCACGGTTTCTAAATTATCAATCGTTAGCATTTTGTTTAGATTTTTCTTTTTGTTTTTCCATTTCTTTTTCCATTTTCTTTCCTCGTACATATAGATCGTACATTCGGAAAAGAATTTGCCAACCTTTTTCGGCTCTCATTTCTTTGTAAGAACCGAAAATTCCGCTTTCTGCCAACTCAAAACCTGTACTTCTGAATCCTAGCGTTGGTAAATCGTCTTCGTCTGCTTCGTCATCATCTTCATTTCTTTTGAAAAGCACAGATAAATCATATTCTCTACCTTCAAATTCTATTTGTCCGTTGGTAATTAGCCATTGCCAGAAGCTTGTAAAAAGCAAATAAAATCCGTAAACGTAGCGAATGTCTAGCGTTTTAAAATACTCTACTCTTTCATCAATTTTATCTTCGATATCCTGGTATTTTTCATATTTTTTGAGATTAAAAATGGCAAAGATTTTTACCAAAGATTCTATTTCTCCATTTTTCAGAAATGAGTTAAGCTCTCCGATGGCATCTTCTAATTGTCCGTAAGTCATATCAGAGAATGAATCTTTAGGACCATAAAAATAAGTTCGCTTGATTCCGTATTTTATTTTTTTGATAGGATTATGAACGAAGTTCTGCACCAGAACCATTCTTTCGTTTTCGTCAATACTGAAGAAACTGCGAAGAATTTCTGAAGCGATGACAATATTTTGCATTTTTTCGTCTTGCACATCTGGCAGTTCATTTACTTCATAATGCATATTCAGAAGCCGATAAAAAGCCATTACTAGAAACTGTCTTTCGTTTATTTCTGCCATTTGATACATCAAAACGAGTTTAGACATATCTAAATATTCTTCGCGGTTACATTCGCCTAAATTCTCGGGAATTTGACGGTAAAAATTAATTTCTGGAATTTCTATGGTGTGCATTGTTTTCTATTATTTATTCTATTTTCTCCTAGCTTAAAATATTCTTCATCTATTTCAGTGCCTACAAATTCAAATTCTTTTTCTGGAAATTCTGCTTGAAGATTTATTACAGCTTCACAGCAAGAAAATGAACCAGCAAACCAATCTGCAACTACTATTTTATCTTTTTTCATCGGAATTACTAATTTTAAAAGCCTCTCCAATAGTCTTACTGGTTTTTGCGTAGGATGAATAGCTGTGTAGTGGTCTCTTACTTGTTTTATTATGCTTTTTTCATTTAAACCAAAACAAATTGATTGCATAGCATTAGCGCATCTGTCACCAGTTTTTCTTTTATCTGCGTTTACTTCATATTTTGTAAAAGTTTCACAATCTGTTCTATCTGTCCTAATAATACTTTTTTCATTTAAACCTTCTTTAAAACTTCTTGCGACAGAAACGCATCTATCTTCTTTTGTAATATCTGAAGAAATTGAAAGTAAATTTTTATTCCAACTATCAGATTTATCGCGAGTATTATTTTCTAAAAAATCTTCAACTGCTTTTAATGATTTTGTATTTTTAAGAATTACTCTAATTCTTTTTACATCGGTAATCACAGCATCTAAATCATGTGATTTCATTTCTAAGTAAGGCACTTTCACTTTATTAATAGTTCCTTTGCCTTTTGTGAAAATTGAAATTGTTTCGTGAACTCTTGACAATCGCATTAACGGACTTGTGCAATGTGATTTGTTCCAAATAATTTCTTCTTTAAAAGTAAATTTTAAATCAGCTAAAATTGTATTCCATCGGTAGAAGCTTTCGCCACGACCAAACATAACGATAAATCCATCTTTTGTAAGTAATCTTCTACATTCTGAAAAAAATAATTTTTCATCAAAGACTCTTTCTAATTTTTGATTTTTTAGATATAAATAAGGTGGGTCAATGCAGATGACATCAATGCTTTCATCTGGCATTTTTGCCATTATTTCTAAATTATCTGAGTTGTATAATTTTATTTTCATCTTTTTTATCTAATGGTTACAAATCCATCTTCTTCATCGAAGTTTATCATTCTTTTTGTGTTAGGAATAGCATTGAGTTTTTTATGCTCGTCTTCCAATTCACGTAATAATTTTGTGAGCTCTTCTTCAAAATAAAGAATAGTTGCAGCCACATCTACTCTACTGCTATTCCCAATTTTGAAGACGCCTTCCGGAAACAACTGCACAGATAGTTTCTTGAAACCATCTGCCATCGCATAATGCACGCAAATAGATTTTATCAAATCATTAATCGTGGTATTTTCGGCTTCAAAATATTGTTGGAACTTTGCACCAACACGGCTTTTTATCAAGCGATTTTCGGCAGTTTGCAAAGCAGGAGCTAACTTCATAAAAAGCAAATAGGAATCATTAATGTTTACAAAATTTTGGAAAATTTGTAAACTGGAAACAAATAAATTCGCAAATTTTTGAATTTCTTTAATCACTTCATAACCAGAAGTGCTCATGATGAAAGCAAAAATTTCATTGATGGCTTGATAGTAATTTTTCTCCATTGCTTTATCAGAATTGGTAATCTGATGTTCAAAAGCAGGTTTCAGTTGATCATCTGCTCGGAAAGCTCTTCCTTGAGAAGTATGGGAAACATCTAACAACGGAGCAAATTTTCGCCACGCATTTAAGCCAATTGCATATTTACAGAGAATTAGAAATTCTTCGGTATATTTTTCTTCTTCATAAAAATCAGTTGCAATTTTATAATTCTCTTCACCGATATATCCTACTAATTCACGAGTAGCAGAACGAATATATTGTGCGAGTTGAAGCATATCTAAATCAGAATCTACAAAACCTAAAGTTTCGTGAAGTTCTGAAGAATCTGTGGCTGAAATGTCGTATAAAAGTTTCATTGCTTAATTATTTTTAATTCTATCTTGAGAAGTTTGGTCTTGCTGGCGTTGAGCTTCGCCATGTAAAAATCCTATTTTCACGTTTTCATTTGGAAAATTGGCTTTAATAGCGGCGTTTAAAGCCTTGAAAATTATGTATTCTGGTATATCTACCCCGATGAGCTTAAACATGAGATAAGCGTACAATTGCTCGCTTCCAGAATCTGCTTTTCCGTTGGCTGTAATACCGCCCAAAGCTTTATGAATCCCCAAAGCTGCGGAAACTGCAGAATCTGCTTTATCGGCAATTTTAATTTGAGTCTCTACAAAATCTTTGATGTTTTGGTCGATTGGCTTGATTGTCCAACCTACTGTAGTTAAGTTCATTCCGTCAACTACTAAATCTACAGTATGCCAAATTCTACCAGGAGAAGAAAGCGTTTTATTTATTTTTCTGAACAATTCAGTTTCAAAATCATCTAATTCTTTTTCGTCAAAATCTCTACCTTCTAACCTTGCTTTTTCTTCTAATTTCTCACGCATATCATCCCAATATTTCTGTGGTGATGTTACGTGATAAGGCGCATTGATAGAATTTTTAGAAAGTGCTTTCAGAATTAACGGAACCGCAGTAGAACGGCGAATCCATTCTAACGCTCCGTAAATGGTAGGTATAGCGTAATGATCAGTCGCAAAAGTTTTTGTTCGGCTGTACATTACAGAATTAGGATATTTGAAAGGCTCTAAATTATTAAACAATGGATACGCTTTATAATCATTAGCAATGCCAGAACGCCAATATTCTGAAACGATACAATGCGAAGGTTTTGCACCATCTCCTTTAATAGCTAATCTCGCCCAGTGTGGCTCTATATGTTCTAGATGATTAAAGAAAGGTTTTCCTGTTAAAAAACTACGCTTTTGAACAAATTTTGTAAAACCACCTTGAATGAAATTAAAATCTGTAATGAGGTCTAAAATATAATCTTGATAATCCCAAGAATCCAACCAACTTTCAACCTCAGTGCTTTGTATAGGAATGCGAACTTTCTCATTTTTTTCATTAATGATTTCACGGTACAATTGTGGACCTTTACCCCAAATTAAACCTTGCTTTTTTTCCATTACTCCTGGAATGTTAGGATTGTCATAGACTACATCGCGAAGTAATTGAGGTAAATCGTTTCTATTTCCATAAGGTAAAACTTTGAAACCTTCGTAATAATTGAGATTATAAGTCCATAAAAATGGAGAGATAGAATCAGTTCTATCAAATTCTGGAGTAGATTCTGTAACCTCATAAGCAAAAACAGAATTCGGAGAATAAACAATGGCATTTCTGCCATGTTTTTCTATGGTGATTTTTTCTTCCATTACATTATTTTTATTTTGAATTCACCGAGCTTCATCAGCAACGGTAAATAAAATTGTCTTCTTTCGTTGGTTTCGGTTCTGAGATATGAAACTAAAATATCATGCTTAGAACTTTGGTTTCTTCTATAACCTGGCATTAATAAAATTTTAGTTTCTTTCTTTAGTCCATCAGATTTTCCTGTGCTTTCGTTATAGGAAATAAATTCTATATCAAATGGAATATTATGCTCGCTAAGATGACGCATTGTCTCTACAGCCTTCATTAATTTTATTTCTTTTGTTATAGCCATACACAAAAATAAAATACGTCACAGCAAAAACTGTGACGCATTTTCATCAAAAAAATAAACAATTTAAGTTCTTGTTGTTTCAATCAAGAATATGTTGCTTGAGTCTTTAAAAACTCTGAAGCTGATGGTAGAACCTTCTAAAGATTTCCACGCTACTCCATCTTTTAATAAGACTACAACGCCTGAAGCAGTTGCTAAAGAATCTGAGCTAAGCGTTGCAGCTTTTGTAGCATCAGAATCTTGACCTACTAATGTAAGAATGTCTCCTGCTTGTTTTTCTACAGTAGAAATTTCAGCAACTGAGGAAGCAGTACCTTCTTGAATTTTCACCACGTTTACGTTTTCTTCTAAGAATTGAATTGCTGTAGAAGCTTGTTCTGGAGTTAATGATTCTTCTGTAATCAGAGAACCTGCATATTCAAAATGCATACTTCTAGAACCGGTAGTTTGTTCAAAAGAAAATTCAAAACCTGTTTTGTCTTTGTTGCCTTTGAAACCTGGTTTTAGTTTAAGTGGATGGCAATCTGAACCTAGAACCTTGCGAGTTCCGTTTGCTTTGCACTTATCAAATACAACTACAAAACCTTCTCCTAAATAATTTACCGCAAATTCTGTGGCTTCTATTTCGTCTCCTGGGTGATTTGCTTTGAAAGATAATTTGAAATTTTCTGCATCATCTTCTCCTTGCGCTTCGGCAGAATAATCTTTAGAACTTGCAGTAGCATACATAGGAATTGCAAAAGCACCAGGCTTTAATGACATATTCCCAAGAAGTCTTACTCCTTTGTCATCAGTTGCAGGAAAACCATTTTCCACAAACTCATCTGCTGGAATTAACCACACCAATTTATCATTATTGAATTTTGGTGAACCTGCACCAGCGGCAGCAGGTTTTAATAATTTTGGAACGATTATTTTCATTATAAAAATTTTAAAAATTAAATGAATAAAAACTACTCCTTATAAAAGGAGCAGTTTTATAGTTTTTATCCTCTAGAAGTTTCGAACCACATTCCTTCAAACTTTTGAAGTTTGATGAATTTAGTTGGAGCATCTAATAACGCAGAACCACTAATCAATACAATCTTACCTGTAATTGCTTCTACAGTAAGGGTGTTGGTAGCTTGTCCGTAAATAGTAATTTCAGAACCATCTACACCGTTTAAGATTTCTGCTAATGTATCAGAAGCAGCACCAGTGTATTTGAACTCAATTCCTTCGTTTGCATCAATTGCATCTGTATCAAATTCTACTGCGGTAGAATCTGCTTCTGCTAGAGAACCTGTGTTTCTAGAAACTTCTTTCCAAATTCCAGTTGCCAATTTTACCAAAGTAATATCAGTATCTGATTGAGGATTGAAGTCAGAGCCTAAGTCTAAGTTACCAATAGTTGATGTTTTTTTCTTGATTTTAAAGGTTGTGGTTAAACCAGCATTGCCTTTAATTTTCAAGATAGAACCAGTTGCTAATCCATTAATGGTAGTGATGTCTCCCATTAAGTTAGAATCTACGTAATACTTATTGAAAGTAACTTCTAGAATTCCGTTACCTGCTTCACCATAGATTGGTGCGTAATGATTTGCTGGGAAAATTGGCTCATCATTAATCCAAACGAATTGAGCTTTACCGAAGAAAGGTGAACCTTGTTCTAGTTTCTTACCAACATAATCAAAACCAGTACCTAGCTTATAATCTGCCATTACTTTGGTATCTCTTTCGTGGTATTGAATTACATATTTGCTTTTTTCTGTAGGAATGTATTCATCAATTACGATATTTTTATCGTTCGTAATGAACATGATATTTGATCCTTCCAAATCTGGCATTACCTCAAATCTTACGTTTGGATAATCTTCTGGGCCATTAAGACTCTCTACACCTGTATAGTCATTATTCAAAGCATTTTTAGCTTTTACTGCTTCTCTATAAATATCTCTATTTTTACGAGACCAATACCAAACTAAATTTGGTTGGATTCTTTCTTCCTCAGAAAGTGATTCCATGAATCCTTTTACATAATCTACTGCGTTAGACAGATTAAAAGAACCAACTAAAGGCTTATAAACTTTTAATCTTTTTTCTACGTCTCTAATTTGGAAAAGTTGAGCTAAAATACCATCTTGACGGAATTGGAATTTACCTGACTTACCTAAACCTTTAGGTGTTTTAACATAAATTCCTTTTACACATGCAATTCTGTCTTCTATTCTAGCTTTTCCATCAATTAAACCAGTAAGATAAGCTACAAATGGAGTTTTATAGCCATCTGAACCGCTAAGATTTTGAATTTCAGAAATCCAAGAAGTTTCTAATTGTTGTAATTGATAGCCTTCGAAAAGTAAATCTATTTGAATAGGCCAAACTTTTCTTTGTTCTGCATCTATGTAGAAATCTGCACCAGGAGCAAAACCATTTTTTCTGGCTTGAGTTACATTTGCAACCATAATACCAGCAGTCATTGTACGGTCTTTTACACCTACATTTTTAGGCCAGAAAGTAGGTAAACCAAATTTATCTCTTTCTAGTTCTAAAAGTTTCTGCGGATTCTGAACATAATATTCTTTTAGATCATTGTTCAGTCTTGCGATGGTAGAAGTATCAGAAAAATCTGTTTCTGCCACTACTTTCCCTGCTGCTCTTTGGTTCCATGGTCTGTTTTCAAAAGCCATAAAAGGAGTTGCATTTTCTGCAAATAAGTGAGTGGTAGAGCTTAACGCCAATACAGCAGCTGCTCCCACTAATTTTCCTTTCATTCCTGTGCCTACAATTTGACGTACAGCTTCGTCTGGAACTGGAGCATTGGATAGAGCTTCAATAGTTTGTCTTTGTTCTGCAATTGTTTCTGCAGCAGTCTGCGCCACAGTTGCAGTAGAAGTTCCTTTAGGAGTGTTTACAACTGAAGCTAATTGCTCAAATGCGGCTTGTTTTTCTGCATCTAAACCTGCTTCTTCTTCTAATACTTCATTGGCGGCTTTTTTGAATTGCTCAAACTTTTCGTCTGGAAATTCTTTTTTCATAGCTGCCTCTTGTTCTGGCGTCAAAGCTAAGCGACCGTCTTCTCCTTTCGGAAGAGCGTCTACTCCTAAAACTTTTAGACCAAATGCAATTACAGCGGCGAATCTAGTTCTTTTCATGATTTATAAATATTTAAAGGTTAAATTGAATTTAATGTTGCAAGCATCATGGCTTTTTCAATTGCCATTCTTTCATTGCCTATTGCGTCTATCATTCCGTATTCTACAGCTTTTGAAGCAGAGAATGTAGCACCTGTAAACATACCAGGAACATCTTTAATTCTTGGATTACCTGCTTTTACATCTGCGATGAATTTTTCAGTAGGCTCTCTCATTTCTTCTGATAAAGAAGTGATGAAAGCTTCATCATTCCCTTCTACAAAATCTACCATTTGTTGCGCTTTATCTGTAGATTGTGGGGCACGAACTACCATTACTTTATATCCTTCTTTTTTCATGGCTTCTCTAGAATCCATGACCATGGCAAGTGTACCAATAGAACCAAATCCTGAGCTCACATCGAAATTAGCATAGGTATAATCACAGAGTAAAGATTTCATCCAGTAATATCCAGAATAGCAAGAATTAAATAAACCAACGATTGGTTTCTTTTTTTCGAGTTTAAAAGTTTTGAACGCATTGATTGCATCAAGAGAACTACCTGGTCCGTCTCCCGAGATAACAATAGCACCGATTGACTCATCATTATTTAAATATCTGAGGATATCAAGATAATCATCTGCACCTAGCATACAAGCATCACCATAAGCAGGGATGATTCCCGTAATTGGTAATACTACTACTCTTTTTTGGTCTTTTACTTCTCCATTATTCATGGAAGAATTTCCCGAGGAATCTACCGAAGCAAAAAACTCTTGTCTATTTATTTCAGTTCCTTTGAAATTGCCTTTTAAAAAATCGTTTGCCAATTTTTCAAAATGAGGTACAGTGCTCATTTCTAGAACCCATTTCCCACGAATAATTTCAGTAACTAATGCGTTTGTTTTCATAAACTATTATTTATGAAACAAAACTATTTTATATAAAAGCAAATTCTGTGACGCACGCTTTCTAGAATAAAAGCAGTTTTGGAAAGTTTTTGGAAAAAAAATCTCTCCGACATAAATGTCGGAGAGTTTAAAAAATTTAAATGAACTATGAAGATTTATTCAGGCGGTAATTGTTCTTGAATTTCTTGAAGCCTAGTCTCTAGTCTATCTTTTTCTTGCAATAGTATTCGTGTTTGAATTACAACTGGGTCTTCGTATACATAACTGTCTAATTCAAAACCTTGAGAATATTCTACGGCAGCTTCTTTCGTTGCAAAATATTGTTCTCCAAGAATTGTAAATTTAGGTTCTACGTCATCAGATAATTCTATGAAACAATACATTCCTGTAGCTGTATTTTTACTGACTTGTCTTATAATTGCCATTTTTAAAATTTTAAAAATTACTTTACTAAATCATCAAACCGCTGAGCAATTTCAGCTATTCCTTTGGCTAAAATTTCTTTTTTAGAATCATAATTAGCCATAGCTTGTGCATTGGTTATAAATTCTATTTCAATTAAAACAGAACAACCTGCTCCTAAATTAAGAATTCCTAGTTTCTTATGCTGAGAAACTCTCTCTGATTTCACGCCTCTATCTGGTGAACCTAATACTCGCGAAATAAAATCCGTAAGCCTTACTCCACATTTGTATGAAAGACTATCTTTATTTTGAAAATCTTTTTCATTCACAAACGCAGTTACACCTGTAACTCTAGAAGGACCTGCATCAAAATGAATATCTAATACCACAGAACCTGCTCCTGGTTTTATTCTATTTTGATATTCTCGGTTTGTTTCTGAATCTCTATCTATAATGATTTCTTTAGAATTTCCATATTTCAAAATTCTATTTCTCAAATCTTTAGTGAGTTCATTTTCTTGATAACCATTTGCCACAGCTCCAGGATCATTATCATGATGACCTGCGGAAATGAATTGCTTAAAGGGAATTAAATTTATCATTTTTTATTTTTGATTTATTTTTTCTAAAAAATTTACATAAGGATTAAACCTTAACAACCATGAGCGGAACCATCGCCAAACAAATGGCATCACAAACCATCCTAAGAAAAAAGCAAATACAATATATTTCCAAGCAAATAGAAATTTTTGCCAAAATGTGACTGGTGTATTTTCTATGAGCTTCTTGTTTTCTTTTTCTAAATTTTTTATCGTGAAATTCTGAATAGAATTTTTAGCAGATAATGAGTAATTTTCTATCCTAGATTCCTTATATAAACTCTCAAAATTCTTTGAAACTTTCAATAATTTTTCTGAATTATCTGAAACTTTATTATATTTCTCCCGCATTTCTTGATATGCAGATTTTAGAGAGTTAATGTATTCTGTAGTATTTTCAGAAGTTTTAATTTTTGATTTCAGATTACCATTTTCAAAATATTCTTCTTGTTCTGTGGTTTTTGCAGAACTTTTTCCCGAATTTTCAGTCTCTAATTTTTGTGAATAATTCTTTTTGATGTATTCTAAAAGTTCTGATTTAGAATTGAAAATAATCGTAGAATCTGAAATTTTCACAGAAGAGTTCTGTGTGGTTTCTTGCTCTGATTTGTTTTCTGACTTGTCTGAAATTACTTCATTTTTTTGCGTAGAATTTTCTTTTACAGAATTTTCTACGTTCTTTTTTTGATTTAAGCAACTGCTTAATATAAGTAGTGGTAAAATTGGCGAAACCAACCACCAAATGAATTTTTTAATTAGGTTTTTCATTATGTATTTCTTTTGGATTTTTTTGTAAATATTCTGCAACTGACTTAGAAATTTCTTCTATATCCGTTCTATTTTTTGCGATGGAAGTAATTAAAGCTCCTGCTTCGTGGAAACGCTGTTTGTCTTCTGCTTTCTCATAAATTGACTTTATTTCAATAAAACTTAAACCGATTGCTCCAAGTAAAGTGACAAAGGGAAACATAGGAATAGAATATTGATAGTAAGTTTCGAGATACCAAATCACCGAAACCTGCATTGCATCTATAATTGTGAGAGCTGTCATTGCGTTGTAGTATTCCTTAATTTTTTCAACGGTACGCCGAAATCCATAGCTAGACCTTACAATATTATTTTTTTTAGCTTTTCTAATTCCACTCCAAAAATCAAGACCTATCATAAATAGAATCAAAATGTAAAGAGAGAATAAAATAATGAGTAGAACGATTAATTTTTCCATTATTTGATTTTTAGGTATCGTTTGTGTGTAAATTTTATTCTTCCAAAAGTTTATCGTAAAAAGTCCCATCCTCAAAATCCCAATAAGGATTTTCCATTGGTTCAGTTCGCAATGCTTCAATTAGCATTTCATTTTCTGCTATTGTAGAGTGAAACTGCGCTCTCAATTCCTGCCCAGTTTCTTTGTCTATTACTGTTTTTAATTTTTCTTCCATAGTTTATGAATTTGTTAATTGTAGTCCTTCTAATCTTGCTTGGTCAGCTGAATTTCCAAGTAAAATAGAGATGTATAAATAATTTGTCACAGTTCTATCAAATGGTTTTGAATTTATCGGATTAGATGAAGCTCCACTCGCAGAATAAGAAGGAATTGTAGCTGGGAAACCTTTAATCGCACCACTATCTATTAAGAAAATTCTATCTAATCCAGCATATTGATTTGTTGCTGCTATGATAGCAGACTGAAATAGTTGGTCAGTCGTTCCACTTGGCATTGTTGGCGAAGTTGAAAGTTTACCTCTTATAAATAAAGTCCCATTTGTTCCTATTTTGTTTATGAATAAAATAGGCATATTCAAAAAGCTATTTTCGCTGATGGAATTGGCAGGTATTTCGATTCTTAAAACTTCCGTTTCAGACATCGTTCCCGTTACCCATGATGAAGGAGTGGTAATTTTTACGTTAAATGCTTTATTTTGTTGTCTCTCTATTTCTGCGGCAACTCTTGCATTTTCTGCTGTAACTCTTGAACTCTCCGCTGTAACTCTGCTATTTTCAGCAGAAATACGGTTATTTTCGTTTGAAATGCGGGTATTTTCGGAGTTTACTAAAGTAGATTCTAAAGCATTTAACTCTACTATTTTATCAGTTGCTGGTTTTTGTAATTCTGCTATTTGTGTAGGGGTAAAATCATCATAGGAAAAAGCATCTCCTTTATCACCCTTGTCACCTTTATCACCTTTAATGCCCTGAATTCCTTGAAGACCTTGTAAACCCATTTCTCCAGCATCTCCCTTATCTCCCTTATCTCCTTTCTCTCCAGCATCACCCTTTTCTCCTCTCTCTCCTTGTATTCCCTGAATACCTTGAATTCCTTGAATACCTTGTTCTCCAGTATCGCCTTTGTCTCCTTTGTCGCCTTTTTCTCCTTTTAACAGTGCTATTTGTTCGGGAGTTAGATTTTCAATGTTTAAAGAAAAATTGTTGATAGCTTTTGAAATAGTTACAGGAATAGAAATTTCTTCAATCTTAATTTCAAAGTTTAGATTATCAGAATTAGCACAATTAGTTGCGTTTTCTGCTGAAACAATCGAAAGTTCCTCTACCAAAAAAGGCTCATTTCCTAAAGCTCCAAAATCTCCCCAATATTCTATGTTATAGGTTGATTTCTTCAAAGTTTGCAACTGTGAAAAATCAAAATTAATAGTACCAGCATTTTTTATTCCTGCTATTTCTAAGATTTTCCCCTGAATGATGTTTTTCACCACAGCTTTGAAAGAATATTCTGAAATATCTCCCGCAGTAGTGAGCGTTCTGGAACTAAATTTAGAGCCAAAAACCTCTGTGTTTTGTATTTTTTTGATGTAAGTCATTGTTTTTCTATAAGATTACACAATTTTGAACTCTAACAACTTCACTACCACTTTCTGTTTCTACATCACCAACAATTGTAGAATGAACAACATTGTATTTAGCTCCTATCTCAGCATTTTCTCCGATTCTCAAAGCTGTTTCCTGCTCTAATATCACTCCATTAATCAAGGCATTCTTTACAATGTTTGTTTGCGGATTAAGTGGGTCAATTACTGTTTCGTGAGACCATAACTGCTGATTGTAAAATCCTGATAAGCCCTCGTTTACTTCTGTTGTATTGACCGCTATTTCTATAAATCCATTTGTAATTGTAGTATATTCAACACCACTAGCATTTTCTAAGGCTACATATAAATAATCTCCATTCTGAGCGTCTATAATTACATTAGATGGTACATTCATATATTGATAGTTACCATCAATGTTCTCAAGAATAGTTCGTGAAATCTCCGTTTTAGTGCTACCGTTTACCTTATATACAACAACTCTAGCAACTCCTCCTAAACCGCTTGATGTAATCTGAAAAGAACGTGTAAAAGTTAAATTAACAAGCCTATAAGACTGTGTAGTGTTATCTACATTTAACTCCCAATGATTTTTATACAACACATCATCTAAATTACTTCCATATCTTGTTGGGCGTTTGTAAGGGTACATCTTCATTCCATTTCCATGATTTTTAACGAATGCAAAAGATGAAGTTTTGTAGTGTGCTCCAAAATAACCGCCATTAACATCAATTGTAGCGTATTCTGAAATATCAAGTCCTGCTGAATTAACTCCGCCACCATTGTAACCAATACAATTAATTAATTTAGGTTGAGTTCTCATGTCAGCTTGAATACCATGAGATTCTTGCATTTCATTTCCATAACCAACGCACCCAATTAAAGTAGATGCACTCATCATTTGAAATTTTATACCACATGAATTACCTCTGTCGTGAACATTCACAGGTGTGTTATGTCCAAATGGAGATGCGTAACCTATGCAATTATGTAATTCTGATTCAGAAGTTCTATGACAGATAATACCATGTAATCTATGACCTATTCCTCCTCCATAACCAACGCAATTAAAGAATCTAACCTTACCAAAATTGTTATAGATACCACGAGTGTTATGTAATCCCCAAGGTGAGCCTTTGCCTACACAATTAGTCATTTCAATGTCTGCATCCGTTGGTACTTCTATGTAAATACCATACAAACGACCACCTTGATAATCTTCCCACCCTACTTTTTCAATTTCGCTTTCAGGTTTTAAAATCGGTAAATAATGAGTATGTGTTTTAGCAGATGTTCCTGTTGCAGTTCCTACTACACTACCATCAAATCTTGAATATTCCGTTTCAGTAAAAGTACCATCACCATTATCTACATAATTCAACAATCTACCATCAATGTCTGTGGCAATCATTTTACTGTCAGTAGTTCTTTTACCAGGCATTACAAGGTTAGTTCCTTTCACATTTATAAACCTACCTTTCTTTTGATTTAGCATGATGATAGCAGCCTTTGAATACATTCTTACAACTCCTGCTCTAACAAATTCAATATCACGAATTTCACCATCAAAATCAGTTGTTACCCTAAGAGTTTCTGTTGGAGAATCCTGCTCAGCAGTCTGCCCCATATCAATTCCTATATTGATAACTCTTGCATTGTAACCTATAATATCATATCCTGTTGTGTATGCGGTAATCATTGTGCTTTCACGAGTTTCGCCGTACACTTCAATAGTCCATCTATCAGCGTTTGTAGCGTTAAACGCCATAGGTCTAACTGCATAATCTAACTTAGAATGTATATTATTTGCACCTACTTTTATAACCCTACTTTCAGCATTATAATCTTCTAATTTAACACCATTACGATAGCAGTTTTTAACTACCATATTAAGTGCAAATTTGGTATTGATATGTCTTTTGAAATTAATACCCTCAATAATTTGTGGAGTTGTTACCTTAGAAACGGTTGCGAACATATAGGCATCATTAGGCTCTAATAAAGTGCCTGTTGGATTCTCAACTAACACAAGTTTTTCGTACTTCGGTAATCCTAATATTCTATTCCCTCTATCTCCTCTTAATTGTAAACCTCCATTAGACACATAAGAACCTGGCATTAACACAACCGTTCTTGCTTCTAAGTTATTGCCATTCCAAGCAGGAGCGTGGGTTGTGGTAACTTGATTAACTAGAGATGTGCTACCCGCCAAACTACCTGCATTATTCATTGAATAATACTTAAAAGGCGCAGGAGTGTCAAAAGAACCTACTGAAAAATATTTGTTTTTATATAAAAAGTTAGGCACATCAGTATCTGCTTTTACACCATCGTGCCAAATATTATATTGTTCAATCTCTGAATTGTAAAACTCCCAAGTAGCTTTTCTATGCAATCCAATGGAATGTTTAACATTTACATTTCTGACAATAGCTTGAACATTATCTGACTTGATAGTAATATCGTGACCAACGTAGTTAGAATTTATTATCGTACTAATTCCTTGCCCTATGATTTCACAGTTCTTAGGTATAACAACTTGCGCTAAATCTGATGTATTTGTTGTTGCAAATGTCCCGTCTGAAAGAATCATTCTACCTCCGCTTTGAATTAAATTGAATCCTTGATTAATAAATCCAATGCCTAATGCTTCGGTTGCTTGAATATCCGCTAAATCTTTAAAAACTTGACTTGCATTTGAAGCGGATACAACAATATCCCCTCTTTTAGCAATAGTAATTTTTGTCCAAGTTCCATTTGTATCAGAAGTAGGTGTGTAAACAAGCATTGCACTCTCTCCTTGATTTACAACTAATCCCCCATGATAAGGATATGTACCTGCTATTCTTGTACTGAAGAATGATTTTAAGTAAGGTATGAATGAAGATGGTAATCCTACTGTTGATGCTTGACCAAGATATAAATGTCCGTCAGTAGACATTAATTCTTCTTTAGTTTTAATCGTAATTTTAGTCCATACACTATCTCCTGTGCTATTTAATTCATGCAAAAACAAACCATACTCTCTATTTCCAAGTTCTAGGTTACCTAAATTAGAGTAAATTCCAACTTCTTTTACAAGCACAAAAAATGCTTTATTTAATTGTTCTGTTGAAGGTTGCCACAACCTATTCTTTTGACCTAAAAATAATGCCTTTATTGACAATAATTTCTGAATTTCTTCATCAAAAACTGCCTTTGCATTATTAGCATCTACTGCTATCAAACTCCAAGCTGTGCCATCAAAATATGCATAATTTAATTTATCTGCAGTAGTAACTAAACCACCGAGATTGGTATAAGTTCCTGAAGATGCTAGTAAATATTTCCCTTTTTCAGTAGGAGCAGAAGAAGATGTAGTAAGAACTCCTTTAGTTTCTTTTGCCATGTAATCTAAAATAAGATTCCACTGTGCAAATTGCTCTTCGGTAAGATTTGGTGAAAACATTGAAAATTTAGCATCTAAAACTTTTACAATGTTTTCTAAAACTTCTCTTAAATCTGGCTCTTCTATTAACCCAGACGTATTGTTGAAAAGTTTTTCTCTAATGATATTGATTAAATCTTGAGGATTGCTTGGAACTGGCATAATGTTTACAATTTGTAAACAAATCTATTTCAATGAGAATGAAATTTTGTGACGCACTATTCGCCAGTTCGGTATTTTGACTTAGACATATCCTGGTCTTGGAACCTTGATAAACCTCCTTCTTTTTTCATGCGATAGTATAATGCACGAAGCTGCACAGGATTCAGGTATTCATATTCATACAGTTCATAATCTTCTATGAATGATGAAATAGCATGAACTATCTTTGTTTCATTATGCTTTGCAATTCCGTTTACGTAATAGTAGAACGCAGTTCTAAACATGGTATCCATCATTTCATTAATGTCATGTATTATTTCTTCTGGAAGCTCTAGAAATGAATTACAAAGATTTTCGCGTTTATAGAAAGATTGACGTACTAAAATGCTCCTATTTTTAAGCCCTTTTAGTTCTATAAAAATATTGAATGAATTGATGTTTTTAACCGGATAATCTATTTTTTTTAGATTAGAAATGATGTATTTGCCAATGGAGCTGGTTGGCGGAATCTGAATTGCTTTACATTCTCTACCCGCATATTTTCTTGATTCTCCTTCAAATTCTTTGAAAAAGAAGACTAATAAATGTGGATATATTTTGAATGGAATTAAACTCATTATTGAAATGCGATTGAAAATATTGATTTTATGGACCAGCTTATTTGTAAAAACTTTCCTACTACTTTGGATTTTGCTTCCATCGGTTTATTAAGGTGAATATCGTTCCGAGAAAGGTTTATTACTTTGCCATTGCAGTAGTGCACTTTTATGGCTTTTACATATTTAAATTTCTGAATGATTTCTGTGATCATTTCAGAATTTGGTATTTGTATCCCGAACTCTTTTTCAAATAAATAACCTGGTGTAGATGGAGCACCGTCTTGAGAAAGGTATGCAGAATTAGCAGTGAAGTATAAGCCATCATAAACCACATCTATACTTTCTTCGTCTTCAGAAAAAAATCCATTTTTTGGGGTTATTTCTAACTCCTGGTCACTTAATAAAGATATGATAGAAACTTTATTAATGTAAACATCTGATATTTTACGTAAGTAGTTCATACTCACAAATATAGTGAAAATATTTACAAAATGAAATATTTTATATTTCAATGTGAAAAATTAAAAATTTAGGATTTTTTTTGTAAAACTGTAATTCTGTAATAAATAACTGATAATCAATTATTTGAAACAAAACTAATTTTGTAAATGCAGAAAAAGCATTTTGTAATGAATTTGTAAGTCTCTTTTTATTACATTTTTTTTGTAATAATTAAATTTATTACAAAATATAAAAATAGTTGTAATGGCTTACAAATCTAGGTTTGGTACTATTCATTACAATATTACAAAATTTATTAAAAAAATTAGTGTGGTGTAAGGAGAGGGAAAGGTACGCAAAAACGCCTGTGCGAAGCTTCAAGAAATTGGCGGTATTGTAATCTCTGAGAATCGGGTATAAAAAAACCTGCCAAATATTAGCAGGTTTAAAGGTTTTCTGGGGAATGGTGATTAACTTCTACTGATTACAGTAGGGTTCCAAGCGGTAACGGTTTGAAAGTATTTTGTTTCACCATTTTTTGGGTAGAATCTACCATTGATGTCAAAATTACATTTCAGAACGTCTCCTGGTTTTAACTGAAGGTTTTCTACTATTTCTACATTTGCAGCCGAAAATTGTACTTCTGTGTAATTCTCTCGGCGTACTCCTTGGTATTCTGTAGTTCTGTCGATGATCATTCTTTTTGTTTTGAAATTTTTTTCACCTTTGGTTTCGGTTTCTAAAATTTGGTGGATTTTTCCTTGTAATTCCATAAGTTATTGTATTAAAAATTAGTTGTTATTTATTAAAAAGGTAATTTTATTGGCTTTAGTAAGCCTTTATTTTCTAGCATAACTCTTATACATTGACGAACTTCTTGAGCTTCTTTTTTACCAAGCTTTTGAAGCGCAATATTAGTTTCATCATCAAATCTGTATCTTCTTATGTAATTTAGTTTTGCCATAAATGTCCTACAAATGTTCGCCAATTTGGATGTTACAGGCAATACTACGACCACTCCGCAAAAGATAGAATGTGTGCAATAATATCAACTGTCCACCCATCTCCTATACAATCATACGCTTCATCGTAAGACAATATTTTTGTGTAGCCAATAGGTAGTGTTTGTAATTTTTCAATTTCAGTTTGTGAAAGGTAGCGATATACACCATCTTTCAATAAATAGTTTTCATTCCATTTCTTATGCCCATTAGCAGTTAAACAACCACTTTTAGGATATGGATTTACCCTTGTATATCCATTAGCAATAGATTTTTTACCGCTTTCAGAAGTTAACCACTTTACTCTACATTCATCAGCTAATTGCCCAGAGTAGTTAAATACATCAGTAGTTGTAATTCCTTTGTCTGTTGGTTGTTTAACTCCAGGAATGTTCGTCCAATAATATCTTGGTCTATTTTGAGCAGAAACTAATTTACTATTTATTGAAATAGGTTTAACTCCTAATGTTTCTGTGATTATCTCTGTGGCTTCTTTGTTACCGTGTGTATTTTCAAGCAAAAAATACTTTGGTTTTACTTCTTCAAGTAATCTAACATACTCCCAAAATAATTTACTTTCAGAGTGTTCAAGTCCTTCTTGGTTTTTATTCAATCTTGAAATTCCTTTACAAGGAGAGCCACCTATCAATAAATCAATTTTTGGTAAATCGCTACCTTTCACATTCAAAACACTGCCTAATTGTATAGTGTTGGGGTAGTTGCTTTGTGTACATTTTATTGCGTGTGGTTTAATCTCACTGGCAAAATATTGTCTTACTTCATAACCAGCACGTTCTAATGCAATTTGTCCGCAGGAAATACCATCGAATAGAGAAAGTACTGCCTGTAACACGGGTTTTGCGTCATTGGGGGTTTGGTGTTTCAAATTAACTTCTATCATATAATCAAATTTTGTTTTTCAAATGAGCTTTAATGCTGGAAATCCCCAACGAACGCAAAGCCCGAAAACGTTGTAGAAAATGCTACAACTCTACAGCATAGCGTTCTTTTTGGATTTTATAAAGATTTTTAAAACTTCTATTTGAAATAACTTTATTAAATTCATCTTTTTTCAATAAAGTTTCGGCATTAAGTAAGGCATTTCCAGCCATTCTTTTAATCTCAAAAACACCACCACTTAAACTTAATTTTATTGATTTTTTTTGATTATTATTTTCTCCTTTCCCAATAAATGCAGTCCACATTATAATTCCATTTTCTCGATGTTCCACAGTTATAAAATTTTCATCTTCAATTTTTTGTGATTTAAACTGCTCAACTATTTTTGTAACGTTATATTCTAAATTCATTTTATGTGTTCCACTTTCTACAAGTGGGAAGTTTTAAATTTAGGTTTGCATTTTTTTTCTTTACATAATTTATAATCAGCGAAGTTTCTTGATTTAGTTTTATCTATTGTTTCAAGTTTTACAATAAACCCTTCATTTGTAAATTCTGTAAATTCATTTTCTGTTTTTTTATCTAAAAAATCAACATGACATGCTAAAACAAATCCATGACATTTAGGACAAACTGCTACTTTTGATACTTTACCTTTAGTATTCATTTTATTAATCCACTTTCTACAAGTGGGAAGTTTTAGTTTTGTTTATTTTTAATTACTGGAAAATCTTCTTCATCTTCTTGCGAGCCTTCTTCCGGAAAAGGAAAGAATTGCAAGTAAATGAACACTGATACTGATGCTAAGCCTATGATCATTAATAATACTCCGATTAATAATGCTAAGCCTTTGAGTAAAATGATAAATAATTCCATGATATAAGGTGTTTTAGATTAATTTTTCGCCGCAGTTTTCGCAGTCTTTAGATTTTCTTAGGTCGGTTTCTTCTCCACAGTTTGGGCAAGTTTTCCACATTTCGTGGTTGTTAAAAAAGTTTTTAACGGTTCTGATTTCTCTAGGTTTGTATTTTGGTCTGCGCACTCCAGAAGCTAGAGACTTAGTTTGTGCTTTGGTTAGTTTGATAGACATATTTTAAGATTTTGATAGGTTTATTTTTAATTTCTAAGGCGTTTTCTACTTCTGTGAGCATTTCTGAATAAGAAGATTTTTGCTCCATTTCTATGTGGTAAATGCACTTTCCTATTTGTGCAGTTACGGTGATTAGGTTAGTGTTCATGGGTAGAAGTTTTAGAGATTAATTCTGGATTTTCGTAGATGTTTCCGATTACGTGAAATCTTTTCAGAATTCTATCAAGCCAGTTATTTGAAAGATTAGAAAATGATATATCTACACTTCTATCTTTTGTACCATATCTGAAACCGCCATTTTTAAAATAAACTTCAAATATCATTGGTATTTTTTCGGAAGAATCTAAAATATCACCTTCATAAATTTCTTTTCCGTTTTTGTCGTGAAGTCCAGTGAATTGAGAAATTGTCTTTTTTAAGACTTTGAATTTATTTAAGCCTTCGTAGTCCCAAAAATTAGGTAAAATATAATTTTCTTCATTGGTAATAAATAGTGGAGTGCCGTACAAAAAGGTTCTTAATTCTTCACAATATGGATTTGCCTCTAATCCTCTAAATTTTATTGTTCTCATTTCTTAAATTTTTCTATAATTGTTGATAATAAATTATTGCGGATATGCTGATGATGATATTTATCCAGGTAATGATTCCTATTTTTTTAAACTCTCTATCATCAGTTCTGAAGAGTAGGCAGTCATGAATGAAGCCTTTTATGTTTTTTACCATGCTATTCGTTTTTAAAGAGTTCCAGATAAAGTTTGTAAGTAATTTCTTCGCAATCTTCTGGCATGATATGTTTCCATTCTTCGCGAAGCATAAAACAGAAATAGTCTTTAGAACCTAAATCGAAACCAACGTGCTGAAATACTTGCCCGAAACCAACTATTCTATTCAAATCCACTCTGTCTATAGCTTCTATGCTATCAAACTTAGTTTGTATTTTTTTGCCTTCGTAGCTGGTCATTCTTGGTTGGTAAGAATTAGGAAATTTTTTAAATTCCTTCCATATTTTCATATCTGGTTCAGTTTCAAATAATACTGCTCTAACAACAGTATTAAAGAAATACTTATCGCTGCTAACCCATTGGTTAGATTTAGCTCCAATTAATTCTAAATACTCTGAAATTTCTTTTCTTATCGCAGATGCTTTATCTAAAAGCTCTTGCATTTTTTTTCCTGTTTCGCTGTTTTTTCTTGTTATGTAGTACATTTTTTGTGTGTTTTTTTTGAATTAATTTTTATTTCTGCCGAGGAACTTACCGCCGAAAATGATTACTTGCTGCTGAACCTTTACTTCTATTTGCATTTTTGAGGTAATTTCTAAGTCTTTGTTTTCTTCTAAGTCTCGCAAATTATTGCAGAGATTAGTGAGGTCATCTAAATCATAACAATCTTGAATTATTCTGATTAGCGTTTGTTCTGTGTACCGTGGTGGCGGTTTTGGGGTTATTGTCATAAGCCGTTATTTAGAATTATTTGGTTTTACTACTCTGTCATCTACAAAGACGTAATTGTCTTTTGGTGGTACTAGAATTTCTATTCTTCCTTGCATTTCTTTTTCAAATTTTCCCAGTTCACTGTAAGAATCTGGTGCGTCTGTGAAGAATGTAAGTTGCTGTGCTAAGGTTAGTTTATCGCCTTCATATATGAATCCTGTCTTCTTATCTCCTCTGTAAGTAATAATTACTCCTTCACCAGTCTTTAGGCTTCTAATTCCTATGATGTCTACGTTTATCAGAACACAGTTAAAGGCTAGGTAACCAAACCTTTCTCGAAGCTGTGTTTTGAATAGTGGAAATAAATTGCTTGTTATCATTTTAGTAAGGTTTTTCGTCTGAATCTATTGTGCTAAATGGTATTTCATTCGTTTTAACTTCTGAATTTTCAGATTTTAGGTAAATCATTTCGGTAGCTTTACCTGATATTGATTGAGTAATTCTTCCATCTTTAGTATTAATCAAATCTTTAGGATTGAAAATATATCCTTTGTATTCGCAGAACCTCATTACTTGTCTCTTGAATGCTGTAACTGAAATATTTTTCATAGAAGCATTGTATGCTTTCAGTGCTTCAAAAGCTTCTAATTTTGGAACTTCTTTATTTAGTCTTACATCAAAGAAATAATCTTCCGCCCATTCTAAGAATACGACTCCCATTTCTGTAAGGAGATTTCTCTTCTTAATGTTAGATTGTGGAGCTCCAAGTTTTTCGTTTGTAGATAAATAAAACTGAAGACACTGTGCAGCAAAATTTAGAAATAAACTCCAGTCTTTATTATCCCATTCTGTGAAGAATCTTTTCTCAAAATCATGCAATGGAGATTTAGCTGGGTAATCATCACTTTCGCCGTGATAATAATCTGAATATGCTACAAATAATAAACGTTCTTTAGTAGATGTATCTAGACCAAATGGCGCATAATTGGTAGTAATAGCAAATTTTGGCGACTGATGGAACGGAATTAAATACGCATTCTGATTTTTTGGGTTTACGTTCAAATCTCCGGTTACATCTGTAAACAAATTATTAAACTGAAATCTCTTATCGGCATCATCAAAGAGTACGTAATCTGTTTGCTCTGTAATTCCATCGTAAAGGAAATCATTCTCTAAAATATTCTTCTTTCGTGCGCCAATGTATTTACTATTGACAAAGAGCCTCATTCCCATATTCCAAAGCAATGACTTACCAGTTCTACCATGAGACTCATTATCATCTACTACTTCGTTATCCATTACATAAACGCACCAAGCTTTAGATGGGTCTTTATAACGATGAAGCATATAACCGAATGCGTACACTTTATTGATAAAGTGAAGCTCTTGTTCATAAACCTGGTCATCATCTAATCCGGCTCTACTGCTTTCAGTTTTATAATTATCAAGACAAAAATTATGTTCTTTCAAATAAGCTTCAACTTCTGATGGCTTCAAGTCCTTTATTTCTTCTTTCCAATTTACACGACTAGCATTGATAAGATAGTTCATGAAATCGCAATCTTTGCGCAAAATTTTGAGCTCCCAATTTCCTGTCTCATCTTTTTTAATCTCGAAAAACTTTTCTTTTTCGATGGTAATTTTAGAAGAATCTACCTTACATCTTGTTTGTTTCTCAATAAGACGATTTAGAATATCGTCTTCCATTACATAGCGAGAATATCCTTTGGTAATTCTTTCTATTTTTTCGGCAGTAACTTCCCAGATGTAAGAATCAAAGAAAAAGTATTGTGCAGCAGGTGTAAAATCTGTAAAATCAAAAATTCTACTTTCTATATTCACCAACTTTTTATCTGATACTGCATCAGAACCAAGAAGCATGTTTAGTAATTCATCTGGGAAATTTCTTCTTCCTTGTTCGCGTTGCTTTTCGTCTAGAAATCTGTTAAAAAATTCTTTGATTTCTTGAGCCGAAACTTCCTTGATGATATGCTTATTTTGATGAATATAATAGTAACCTTCTTTTCTGTTAAGGTCTTTGATTTTAGCAAAACCGTTCAATTTTAAAAAATTGAAAGTATTCTTATAGTTGATTTTATAAGTAATTTGTCCTGTGAAATTTCCGTCTTTATCATATTTTCTTACTTCATCCCAAAATCTCCCTGGTCTAGCAAGGTCTAAGAAAATGTGAATTTCTTTTAAAATTTTAGAGTAATCACGATCATCTGGATTGTACTTGAATTTTATAAAATCTGTAAAATCCTTTAGCTGCTTTAGATTTCTATTTTTACGGTTGTAAAGTTCTTCGGGAATCCAAGCGGTTTTTATATCTAAATATGATAATGCTAAGTCTTTACCTGCGTCTATACCAGTGCTATCGATATCAGGAATATTGATAATTTCCTCTGCATATTTATACAGCATACCAATAACTTGAGGAGATTTTACTTGCGTCTCTGAATTAAACCAAATAACAGCTTCACCACACGAAGCAATATTCATAGCATCACGGTCACCAGAAGCGATGATAAGGCGTTTTAGTTTGCCATGCTTTCTATTGAAATGCTGAGCTTCATATAAATTCTGCTCCTTCTCATCGCAAGTAAACTTTAAGCCTTTATTTAATTCTTTGAAAGGCTTTGCATCACCTTCTTCATCTACATAACTATTTTTAAGCTTTTTTGTTAAGCTTTCCACATAGTCTAAACCGAAAATGTAATCTTCATTTTTTTGTCCGAAATAACGGAAACGATGCTCTTTGTCTCCTGGTTGGAGAATCTTTACAAAACCGGGTATTGTTATTTTTTTTGTTTCTCCAGAAGCATTTGAAATAATCTCTTTTGGTTTTGCTTCGATGGCAAATAAAGGCTGAAATGGAGTAGAAATTTTGGTAAAAACTTTGGCTTTAGATTTATCAGAATCTAGTTCGCCTTTGCTATCTGGAGCGTATTTTATCCAAGAATAACTTTTTACAGATTTTAGATTATAACGTTCGCAAGTTTCTTTGGTAACTAATGGACCTAAATAATTAAGTTCTGCTTCGTCAAAATCTTTATACTCTATGTGGTAACCATCTTCGTTTAGCTCGATAAAACTTTCAGAAAAAGGTTTAGATTCTAGCGTACTAGAAAATTCTCCAGAAATTACGCCGTATCTAGAAGCCAGTTCTTTAAGTGCATCATAATACCCGATTCCGTTTACATGAGCGAAAATATGAATGGCATGTTTACCATTTTCGAAGAAACCACCATAATCTCCGAAATCTTTGATATAGTAAATGCCAGAAGTTCTAGATTTCCATAGAACCGCTGAATTGGTTTTATCAGCTTCTCTAAGTTGGAAATGCTTTTTATCATTAGCGAAAGGATATATTTCTAAAATAATATCTAGTCCGCCATTGGTGGCAGCAAAAATTTTCTCTTGGTCTATTGGGAATTGTGACATAGTTCTTTTTTAAAAATAGTTTAGTTTTATTTTCGCTGAGTTTTTTAAAAGTAATCTTGTATTAGTTTCAATTCTAGGGTTATATTTATATCTACTTCCCATAAATTCCTTTAATGAAATTTCTTTATCTAAGAGATTAAATTTTTCCCATTCACTCTCAAATATTTGAAGAACTGAAATAGGAAACATTTGATAAGAAGAAGTTCCTTCCTTTTCAGTTTTTAGCCTGATTCCTAATTCAAAATAATACTCAATCTTAAAATTTTCTTTATTTAATCCTTTTTTTAAAAAAGAATGACAACAATCCGCATCTAAATTAATTTTTGCATTTTCATTAAAAATAATAGCTTCTAAACCAATAATAAACTCTTGGTTATTTTCAAGTTTAAAATATTTTGATAAATATTTTTTTAAATTTTCTTTATTAAATGGCTTTACCATTAAGGTTTCTTCATTATATTTTTTCATTGATTCTTTTTTTTAAAACATTTCAGTTTGAATAGCGTAATGAAATTCATTGATTAGAATATTCATTGGTTTATTTTTCTCAAAATTGGCTGGAGTATAAATTGTTTTAGCCTTCGTATTTATTATAAAACCTTGCTTCCGTAATCGATAAGCGGCGTTGTATTTTCTCTTTATCTTTAAATCTTTAGCTTTCATTTAAGAATTCTTAAAAGGTGATAGGACTTCTTTTATGGTAATTTTTTTCCTTGCTAAAAATTGAAAAAATTCTTGTTGAGAATCTATTTTAATTACATCAGTAAATAATCTATTTATGTCTACGTTATAATTTTTACGAAATTTTTTGAATGATTTTTTTGAAATTATAATTACGTTTTGAACAATAACCCGATAAGGATCTTCATTTTGCTTATTCACAATAATATATTCACTACTAACAAGTTGTAAAAAATTAGCTTTTTCAATATCATCTAGTTTTTCGTTAACATCATTTAAAATCAAATAGTCAAGTGAATCAAAATTAAATTTACCTAAGAAAAATTCAGACCTCAATCCGCCTCTACAGTCAATTTCTTTAGTGTTTAAATTTTGTGTAATAATTTTAGCAAGAGTTAACTTACCAGAAAAAGCCTTTCCGTGAATAAATATTACTTTTCTTCTATTTGGATGCGCTGAAGATATTTTATCTATTATATTTAGCATTTTATTGAAATTTAAAAAGCGCCGCCGAAACGGCGCAGGTTAGAAAAGAGAAAAATTACAGCAGTCCTTCCCTAATTAGGACAAAAACAGACTGTGGTTTATTATAAATATCAAGTTTTCGGTAAAGCTGAGTTTTGCTTACGTTAAATGTTCCAAGCGGTAGATTAAGGTCTGAAGCTATTGCTTCATTCTTTTTCTCTGTAGCGAGTTCTTTCAAAAGATTAATTTCTAACTCGGTAACTTCTACACCATTAATAAAAATTGGTTGGCAAACGATATTTTCTCCGATGCAATTACCTCTTTTTGGGCAATCGATATGATCACTTGTGCTTTTAGAATCGTTCGAAAAATCTGGAGAAAAATTAAGTCCACCAAATCGGCATTTTGCCAATTGTTCTTGCTGGTCTTGTAAATTTTTGCCAACCATATTAATGAGTGTTTGTTTCAATCTAGGTTCAGTCTCTATAAGCAGTTCGAGTTCCTCGTGAGCTTCTACTTCGTTAAACTGTTGAACCTTTCCATTCGTAATGAGAAATAGGTTCCCATCTTTGGTAAAGTACTCCTTGGAACTGTCGAGCATTCCAGGATAGATAGCGTCAAAATTCATGTGATAAATTATTTATTGTTAAACTTCCATTTTTTGAATCTGGATTCTTCTCACGTTTGCAACCAAAAACAACGCATTAATAATCATATCGTTGTTTATTTTTTTGGTCCTTACATGTCTTATATAGGATAAATCATCCTCTGAAAACTGATGTTCAGAAGGTAGAAGTTTATTAACTTCTTTAGCGTATTTCTGAGGTAGCCATAAATCAATAAGCTCCCATTTTTCATTGAGCTTTTTTTGTTTATTGGAAACAATAATTTGTTTTCTACTTTTTCTTTTTAACTTTGCCATGTGATACTTTGTGTGTTATCGTGATACAAATATAGCAAATCGAAATACATTTTATTTCATTTTGCTATAAAAATAATTACCTAAAAACGTAACTATATGGAAATCAGAAAGAAAATTTCACTTTTCATGGAAAATGAAAAGATAGAAGTGAGCCAAATTGCTCAAAAAAGTGGCAAAGCTCAGCCTACTATTTCCAATTATATTAATGGAAAAAGAGAAATTCCATTATCATTTTTGATCTGGCTCATCGGAGAGTACAAAATAATTGATCCAAGAAAATTATTTGATAACTCTGAAGATATTCGATATGCTGTAGATAAAATAGTAGCAGAAGACAGGGAAGAATACGGAAAGAAAAAAGAAATTCTCATCAAAAAAATCTCTGATATTATAGATGAACTGTATATTTCTGACACAAATATGACACAAAAAAAATTGAAGTAATTGATAATCAGTCTTATCTTTTTTCAAAAATATTCCGGCACTGGGTACAATTAGAAAAGAAAAGACATTACAGCAGGTTAACAGCCTAAAGTATGTCTTTTTTTTATTTTCATAAATAATTGATTCTTAGGATAAAAACAGATTTTTTTAAACATTTAACTAAAAAATCTAAAATTATGTTTTTATCAGAAAAAGAAATTTTTGACACAAGATTTGACACAAAAAAATATTTTGTGACAATGAGAAGTAGATTCAGCTTACGAAGCGAAAAAAATAAAGATGGAAAATCTTTGCTTTATCTAGATATTTCCGATAAATTCACTAGACCACGACTTAAAACTAATATTTATATTGAAAAGAAATATTGGGATGCTACAAAACAACGTGTAAAACCTTCGCCTAATTATGAGAATTTTAATTTAATTATTGAAAATCTAGAAGCGAAAATTATTACCATTAAAACAAGGTATACCATTATGCAGCAGTTCTTGTCTGCTGAAAGGTTAATTGAAGAACTTCAGAATGTATCGCCAAATTTTGATTTTATTTCTTTTTTTAGACATCACTTAAATATTCAGGACCACAAACCCAGAACTCACAAAAACCATACATCTGTCCTAAATAAATTAATGGAATTTTCAAAAGAAATTCCATTCCACAAGATAGATGAAAGCTTTTTTGCAAATTATAGAAAATGGTGTACTGAAGTCAAAAAAAACAAACCCATCACTTATAATTCTGACGTAAAAACAATTAAGAAATATCTTAATATTGCTTTAGATAAAGGAATTGTACTTAATATTAATTTGAAAAAACTTAAAATTAATGTACATTCTCAAAGAAGAATTTACTTACAGAAAGAAGAAGTAGCACGACTAAAAAAATATTTTTTTAACGAATTCATTAACCCATCGCACGTAATTCCGCTTGGCACTTTTTTAATTGCTTGCTATACTGGAATGAGAATTTCTGACTTGCAAGAAATTTCTAGAAAGGAACTCTTGAGCAATATTTTTAATTTTTCTCATCAAAAATCTGATAACTTTCAATCCATGAAAGCAAATTCAGAAGCAATTGAAATTCTAGAGCATGTAGATTTTCTTTTTGAAAAGAAAATGAGTGAACAAAAAATTAATCAGAATTTAAAAAATATTGCTAAAAACTGTAAACTCGAAAAAAATATTTCGATGCACGTTGCTAGACATACTTTTGCAACTACTTATATTAGAAATGGTGGAAATGTACTCAAGCTGCAGAAACTACTCGGACATTCGCAAATTAAACATACACTGGTGTACGTTCATTTGGTAGAATCTGAACTGCTTGATGACATGGAAATTATAAAATACTAATAGTTTCAAAGTCTATTTGATACATTTTTTCGCCTATAAAAGTCTTAGTTAGATTAATGATCTCTAATTCTTTTTTATAGGCGAAAATTTTATCATTTTCTGAAAGATTAGCAAATTCTTCTGAATCTGAAATAAAACTCCACTTGATATTTTCTCCGTGAAAATATTTTATTTTCTCTTTGAAAAATGTGAGATAAGAATTTTCTGGAAGAAAATGTGCCAAAGAAAGACCGTCATTCTTTTTATTGAAAACGCCTCTATATTTTATCAATCTTAAATTGGTTCCTGAATCATCTACTTCTTTTACTACTTCAATAGGTTGTACTACAGTAGTAGCAACTCCCGAAGAATTATAAGTAATAATTTTCTTGTCGTAATTGAAAATAGGAAGCGGTAACGCATTTATTATAATTTCTTCTTTAGTGCCAAATTGCTTATCAGAGTTGATTAAAATTCCATCTTCTGAAATAGTTACTTTTCCGTATTTTAATTTATCATAAGAAGAAAGCCTTATAATTAATGCTTCGTTTTTATTACTCGTAATTTCTGGAAATTCTACTTCTGCAAAAGTGAAATCTTTCGTTTCCGCAGTATTACTTATTTTATTAATAAAAACTGTACGCCCAACTGGAATTATTCTATAACCGTACTTTTTTAATAAGTCTAAAACTTCAGAAAAAGTAACATCCGGAACAAATTCACTTAATGTCATTTGAGTTTTTATTTTCATTATGGTATCTCCAGGTTTTATACCATTAAATTTTTGAGGAAGAAAATAAGTGTCTAGCCAAAAATGAGGATAAAAACCGCTACCATAACTCCATGTAAAAGTTATTTTCACTTCTACATCAGTTTCTTTTGTGAAAAAAGGAAGGTCTAACTCATAAAGCAATAGAATTGCTCTTAAACCATTATCATCTACTTTAGAATAAGTATTATTTCTGTCTCTTGTAACCGAAATAATAGTTGAATTATATTTAATTTCTATTGTAAAATCTTGCCATACTGTAGGATTACTTCCCCTATCATTATTAGAATAATGAAACTCTAGCTTATGTTTTCCAAAAATTGTAAACTTAAAACTCTTTTCTTTGGTTCCTGATACATATTCTCCTGGTTTACTTGGATAATCAATATTGTACTCTAATGTTTCTAGTTTCAATTCATCGTAAGAAATGCCCTCATTGTCTAAACAAATGAATCTAAAATCTCTATCGTTAAGAATATCTCCATCTATGGAATACCCTAACTTTTCAAAACCTTTTGAAACCACATCTAATAAGTAAACGTATGGTTTAATTAGATTTTGAGTAGATAAAGAAACGGTGGGAGAAATTCTTACAATAAGTCCGTTTGTAGTATCATTATAAAGTGGTACTTTATTAAAATCTGCCTGATTTACTGATTCTACAAAGTTTTCATTATACACTCTAGGAAAGCAGTGGTTAATTTCTGGAAAGGTTTTGTCTAAAACGGCATCTACATAATCATAAATTTCTGGAACATTTATTTCTCCAAAATTCAAGTCTTGAATATTAAAATCCGTGAAATTAAGTTTCTGATACCCGAAATCTATCTGCTTTCTAACCAAATTGGTATCAGAAGAAATTATTTCTAAAGTTGCATCGTAAACTTTTCCTTCTATATATAACTGACCCGCTTCTTTCTTTTTTAATTTTTCTTTATTCAGCACAGAATAATCGTGAAATTCTCTCTTGAATTCATCTGTCATATAATCCTCATAAGGATAACTCCAAAATTTAAAATTATCTTCGCTAAATGCTGGATTAACGAGATTAATCGTAAAACCATCTCTTCTGATATAATCTACATAACCAGAACTTGTTTTGAAAAATATATTACTCATAAAATTCTAAATCTAAATCGTACTGAATTAATTCTCTATTGGTATCTACATCTGAAACTTTAGCATTTACTGCTACGCAAAAAATTCTTTGTGATGGATCATCTCCAAAAAACCAAGCATGCTTCGATTTTTGAAGATTTATCACTAATTCAGTTTCAGAATCTAGAATGAAGCCTGTGTTTACTTTTCTTACATCTTTTATGGTATTTCCAGCTTTATAATTTTTGGGATTTACAGCATTTTCATTGAGATAATTTTTAATTTGCTTTTCACCGCTCATTTCACCTGTTAATGGTAAACTTCTAAATATATTATTTTCATCAAGCCAAATAATATTGAAGCCATGCTTTTGCCAAGGAAAATTATACCCTTTTACGGTATAATATGAAGAAATTTCATTAACATAACCTTCTTTGTAAAGATGAAATGATTTAGCATTTTCTAAAGCGTTTTCGGTGGCAAATCCATTATTAAATCCTAATGAGAAAGATGGTGATTTATCTTTTTTGAAATCATGTGAACGCTGAGAAAATAGTAATTGCAATATTTTTCCTGGAGCTGATAAACTTTGTTTATTGATGGTTTTGGTACTTCCTTGAAATTCTAAAGTTATATCTTGCGTTTGATATTCATAAGGAAGTGTAAGAAATGTATTGTAATTCAAACTTCTATTAATAACATCTCCGTTATTAAACAAATTAGCCTTTTTACCTGCATAAAAAGAAAATGTTCCCACTGAAAACTCTTGCAAAACTTCAAATTTTTCATTTAAAAATTTTCCGCTGATGGTAACAGATGCCGGTTCTATATTTAACTTATAATTCTCGAAAAATTCTGAAATTTGCGCATCAGATAAATAAATATAAGGCTGAAATACACCTTTCAAATCTGAATTTGCGGTGTTTTTTATAAAAACATCTTCTAATTGTACCTCTTTGGTTACCCCTTGATATACAATTTCTGCTGAAAGCTGCATAAGATAAGATACAGAAGAAGTTCCCGTAATTTCCAGCTGATCATTCGCAAAATTTACCGTTTGTAAATTGTGAGAAACGCTTCCAGCAACATTTGAAATTATAACTTTGCCTTCTATATATATTGTTTCTAAAGTTTGATATGTATTATTTGTCTTTTTAAAAATATCAATATAAATTATAAATTCATTTCCTCCTGGATAAGTGTTTGATGTATTAATGTTTTTAAATTTCAATTTTAGCAAGCTACCAAAAGCATATAATTTATCAATTGAAAATTTATCGGTAAAATTGAAAATATCTTGAAAAGAAATTATGCTAAAATCCCAAGAACTATATCGGAATGATACATACAATTCATCATTAGGATTTGTCTTTTTATAATTTTTACATTCTATAGGGAAATCTACTAATAAATCAACAATTCCAGAAGATTTAACATAATTAAAATTAGAATTTGGGAATACCCAATCTTCATTGATAACACTTAAATTGTATGCCATTTTATTTATTTTTTAGATAGTTATAATCATCTTGCATTTCTATGATATTTTTTGCTGAACGCATATCATTTTTATCTACTACTGCGGTAAATCTTGTTTTTCTTAATTCTCTGATGGCTTCTCTATTTTCCATTAAAAGCTCAATCATTAAATCGTCTTTTGGTGAAGAAGAATCATTTCCATTTGATAAGTACGGATATCTACCACCTTCATAACCTTTTGCTATGGCTATTTGTCTATTGAGTGTACGTTTTACACTTTCTGGGAATTTGGTGTAAGTAGGATTATCAATTACCATTTCTACCCCATTTTCACCAGCGATGAAATGCGTAGGTCTATCTACCAAACCAGATGTTAATCTACGGCGAACCGTTCTAAATTTTTTACCGTCTTGTTCGCGCATCATATCGTACTCCATACCGAAACCTTGTTCATAACCTGGAGCTTCTGGAAGTGGTGTAGAAAGAACGGTAGCAACTTGCAAAGCACCTAATGCAGAAACAACTCCTGTAAGAATTCCTGCGGTAGCTCCAAAATCAAATTTTGGAACCTGCGCCCAAATACTCATTATTGCTTGAGCTGTATTAGCAATAATTTGTCCTATTTGAATTACTCTCTGTCTTTTTGCCGCTTCGTATTCTAATTGTGCTTTTTTCTTTTCAGTTTCTTCGTTTAAACTCTGTATTCCTGCTTCATATTCTTCTTGAGAAATAATCCCTCTATCTAATTGATTTTTCAAAGATTTTTCTCTTCTTTTGGCATAAACTTCTACTTGTCTTACTTGCGCCTGCTCTTTAGCTTGAACCAATTGATAATAAGTATTGAATGCTTCTTGCAAAGCTTTTACAGCCATCATCATAGTACCCAACTTATCTACTCCAGTATCTAAGTTGGTGAAGAAAATATCCCAATCCTCAAAACTCATTCCTAGTACATCTGTAGAACCTTTTGAACTAAGTTTTTTCGGTGTATTTTCTACTTCTCCTGCTCCTTTTGCTCCTGCTTTTAAAGAAGCAATTTTATTTTGCGCTTCTGTAATGAATTTCATTACTTTTTCACGCTCTTTTTCATCTAGAATAGTTAAGTCTAAACCTTCATATAGCTTAACCATAGATTCTAAGTGTGCTATGTGAAGTTCTAATTCTTTTTTCTGATAAACTTTGGTAAGTGCTTCTTTTCCTTTTTGCCAAGTATTTATTTGAGAAATTTCAGAAGCTGAAGCTCTTCCTACTAAAGATTTTTTCAAATCTTCCAAAGTATTGAATGAGTTTATCTCGTCATTTTTTTGACGTTCTAAAAGAGCTAACTTATCTTCATACGCTTTATTTGCTTCCGCTAATTCTTCATTTTTATATTTGATGCCTAGAGCTTTTCTTCTATCATTGAAATAATTAACTTCCACTGCTTTTGCAGTTTCTAATTTTGCATTATTAGCTTTCCATTGTTTCAGTAAAGAATCAAAGAATTCTTTATCTGTACCGGTAGCTTTGGCGGTAATTTCTTGAAGCTTAGCAATCTCTTCTGGTGTAATTTTTTTATTTTCTAGTTCTGCTAGCTTTTGGCGTTCTTGTTCATCTATTAAAGCTAATTCTTTGGCAAAACCATCTTCCATCGCTTCGATTTTCTTTTCGTTGATTTCTTTTTCTAATTCAACTGAAAGTTTACCAGCTTCATCTGCTCGTTGCTTATAATCTTCCATTAATTTTTTATGCTCAGATTCTGCTTTATTTGTAGATTCATTTACTTTATCTACTGGATCGCCTGGTATGCGGAATTTAGAATTAGGATTATCCGTATTCTTTATTTCGTTTCCTTTGAAAGGATTATTGTTAGAAATACTGATAAGAGGATTCATTCTAGCTGTTTTTTCTCTTAACAGTTGGTCTCTTTCTATTCTTAATCTTTTTAATTGTGCTTCATCACCTCCTTTTAATTCGTTAGCTGTTACCGTATAAGTTCCGCCACCACTTTGCCCTACATAAGTTCTAGTTTCATTAGTATAATTATTATTTTTTAATTTAGTTTTAAGTTCTGCTATTTTTCCGTTTATTTCAACTTCTTTTTCTAAATATTCACCTGCAATTTCATTAATCTTTGCATCAGCAGCTCTTGCTTGTGAAGCTGCAATAATAGCTGTTCTTAATTTATTATATTGCCCAGCAGCTTTTCCTAGTAAGAAGTCTTCTGTTGTTAAATTTTTAAAGTAACCTGGGTATTGTTTGTTAGCTTCATCTAATAGTTTTTGTCTATCTTTTTCAGCTATATTTTTATTGGTAAGTTTTTTATAAGTTTGTTCTAGAGCATTTACTTCAGCACCTGCATTTTTAGCACCTTCTTTTATAACATTATTTAATTCTTCCTGAATGTCTATTGCTTTTTTTGTATTATCTCTAAAAAGTAAATAAGCTGTTCCTACCGCAAGAACTACCGCCAATAATGCGCCCCAAGGATTAGCTTTAGTCACTAAATTCAATCTTTCTTGAGCAGCAGTCTGCAATGTTAAATTTCTTGTAAATTGAGCTGTTAGCCACATACCAATACCAACTACTGTATTCCAAGCGGCTTGTGAAATATTTCCTAATGCAGTAACTCCATTTCTAGCTTTTTCTATAATAGTGAGACCTAAAACTCTTTCTTTTGCAGTCGTTAGCAATGTATTATAAGTACCTAATAATAAATTGTATGAAATGGTACTTACCATTAATATTGCCATGACTTTTACTAAAAACATCAACGAATTTCTCCATGCGGTAACATATCCATCAGTATCTTTTACAACACCTAGAAACTTACCTAAAAGGTTAATTAATGTATTTAAATAATTAGCAAATGTTTGACTTGTAAATAATTCTGAAATCTTTCTTTGTATTTTTTCATAAATAGCAGCACTATTATTATTAACCTTATCAAATTCTTTTTGTAGGGAATTTCTTTCTTTGAATGCTTGATTAGACTTCTCTATCACTTCACGGAAACGCTCAGACTTTTCCGTTGCAGCACCTATAACTCTCTGAACCTCGTTATCGTTTAATTTTAATTTATCTAATATTTGGGTAACATCTGTGGTGTTATAAGCTTTTAATCCTTCAGAGAATTGTAAAAAGAATTCAGCAGGGTTAGAATTTATTAAGTCTTTTACTTCCTGAACTGGTCTTTGCATTACATCTGCAAAAGCTTCTACATTAGTCCCAGCTACTCGGAAGAATTTAGAAATACCAGAAGAACCAATTTCTGCTTTAATTGAAGACTCTTCTAATGCAGCTCCTAAACCTAAAAGAGTATTAATTGGCGGTTTCATAGATGGTGGTAAAGAACCTAATCTATTCATGAAATCTGCTATATTAGATTCACTACTTGCTCCATCGGCAGCTAATTCATTGAGAGCCGAACCAATTTCGCTAATAGATTTAGCAATAGGTTGGTTCTTAGTTTCTTCATAAGAGAGTGCTATTCTGCCTATTTCTTCTGCAATCTTATCCGCACCACCTTCCCAAGAATCACCCAATGCTACATTAGCTTTATCTACTTCTACAACAAAATCCTTAATATCTTCCTTTGCTACTCCTAATCTACCTCCTGCGGTTGCTATCTTTAGAAGGTCTATCTTCTTAGTTCTCGTATCCATATCAGAGAATGAACGAGTAAGAGCTTCTACTTCCTGCCTAGTCATGTTCGCATTCTTCTCTACTTGAGACATGGCATCAGCCATTTTATTATTTCGGTCAATAACATTTTGAACCGATAAACCGAAGCCAATTAATACTGCAGCAACTGCTGTTACGATACCGCTATAATGATTAAACCTATCCGCTAAATGCTGGAAAGACATTTGGGTACTTCTTGCGCCATTCCTTACTTCTCCTAATCTAGTAGATACTTGCCCTATCCTTTCTTGTAGTGCATTGTATTGGTTAGAACCTGGTACGGTTCTGTCTAATTCTCTTTTCAGTAAAGTAAGTTCTTGCCTTAATTGCTTCACAGACATTTGATTAATGTCTAAAGAATCTGTAAGCTCTTGCATTTTTCTCTTATTATTAGATATAGTAAGAGAATTATCATTGATTTTTTGAGTTAGCTCTTTATATTCTTGTGATTCTTTTCCAAGAGTTTGACGAACTTTTTCTCTCTCAGCACGAAGCTTTGTAGATTCATCGGCTAATTTTCTATTAGCTTCAGCTAGTTTATAAATTTCTTGCTGTGCTGGGTTAGAATTGACGATAATCGTCATCTTCATTATTTCGTCTCTAATCTGTTTTGCAGATGCCATAATGCTTAATTTACTGCAAGTTGCTAATCTCTACACGAAAAAATGTGACGCATTTTTGGACTATAAGGTGAAATTTTTTTTCAAGTAAAAAAATTCCGTGTCTTATAAGTGGTGGGATTTTCGCCATATATCTCTTCCTTTCGAGGGCGGGAGTTCGCTCCAATAGGTTATG